CCGGCCAGGGTGCAGTCGCCGCTGGCGCTGCATTTTCCCGATTCCCGCCTGCCGGCGGACGCGATGGTGCTGGGGATTAACTACAACCATCATAGCGAGGTCTTCCCGATTAAGTCGCTGGTGGGGCTCAAGGTGCCGCTGAGCGAGGAAGTGGGCGGGCGCGACTTCACGATCGTCTACGACACGCAGAGCAACACCGCGGGCGTGGCCTCGCAGGGCAAGCACGTGGCCGCCTATCTGGGCTATTGGTTCGCCTGGGCCGCGGTCCATCCCAAGAGCGTGATTATCGGCGAGCCGCCGCCGCCCAAGACGGTGGAACCCAAAACCTTTGCGCCGGCCGCGCCGCTGCCCGAGGTTCGCGAGGCGCAATCGGCCACCCTGCTGCGCAACGGCGAGGTGCTGGTGGTGGGCGGCGACAGCGGCGGGCCGCAGTTGCTGGCGCGGGCGGAGCTTTACGATCCGGCGCATGACAAATGGCTGCCGGGGCCGGCGCTGAAGGTGGCGCGCGGCGGCCAGAGCGCGACCCTGCTGGCCGATGGCGACGTGCTCATCGCGGGCGGCATCGGCGCCAAGGGCAATCTCGGCAGCGCCGAGCTCTATGACGCGCGCCGCGGGCGCTTCGTCGAGGTGGGCGCGATGGAGGCGGCGCGCGAGGGCCATTCGGCCACCCTGCTGCGCAACGGCAAGGTCCTGATCGCGGGCGGCAACGGCGCCTACGGCACGCTGCGCAGCGCCGAGCTCTACGATCCGCGCACGCGGCGCTTTACCCCCACCGGCGACATGACGACCGCGCGCGCCTGGCATACGGCCACCCTGATGGCGGACGGGCGGGTGCTGATCGCGGGCGGCACCAACACGGAGAAAGCCACGCTGGCCAGCGCCGAAATTTACGATCCCGCCACCGGCCGCTTCACCCCCACCGACGACATGATGTCGGGGCGCCAGGCCCATTGCGCGGCCCTGCTGCCCGACGGGCGGGTGCTGATCGCGGGCGGCGACGGCGAGCCCGGCAGCCTGCGCAGCGCGGAAATCTACGACCCGGTGAAGGCCCAGTTCATGCCCACCGCGAGCATGTTGATGCCGCGCGAGGGCGCCACCGCCGTGACCCTGCGCGACGGACGGATCCTGATCGTGGGCGGCGCGCTGGCGATGACGGGCTTTCGCATGGATGTGCCCACGGCGGAGATTTACGATCCCAAAAGCGGGCGTTTTAGCGCCGCGGGCAGGATGTCGATCGGGCGCTACCGGCCCACGGCGACGCTGCTCGCCGACGGCTCGATTCTGGTCACCGGCCGCTATGCCGAGCCGGGCAGCGACGTTACGCGCAGCGTGGAAATCTTCCATCCGGCGGCCGCGGCCGCGGCGCATCTGACCACCGCCGCCGCGCATTAAGGAGGGCGGAGTGAAATGCCGTGCTGGTTTCGGATCCGAGGCCGAAACGCAGTGCGCCGCGCCGGTCAGCGCCGGTGCCGTGGTGCGCGCGGCGGCCGGTCCAAGAGATCCTTCGCTGCGCTCAGGATGACGAAGTGGGATGGTGGTGAACGGTTTTGCGCCGGCCGCGGCCGCAACCCTTCTCCCGATGCCCTGCCCGCCGGGGGCGCGCGCGGGGAATTTGCCGGGGGCGAAGTCCAGCCGATATAATAACCATTACGCAGTAGCCGCTTCGGGGCTATATCCGATGGCGCGGCGGAGCCGCTTCGCCGCCAGCACGTACCGGCGCGAGTGCGTATAGACAGCCGGGACTCCAGTCCGAGTCAGGGCGGACCAGCCACTTCCGGGCTATAGCGGATGCGCCTGGGTCAGGGCGCGCGCGGGCAAGCCGCGGCGCTATCCGGGCGAGCCAATCCTTCGGCGTTGAGGAAGGGTCCGCGGGCGCGATGGCGTCCGGGGAAACCACTTTAACCACAATGGAGTGATTGGCGTGGCTACTACCTTTTTCAATGCCTCCGATCCGTCCACCAACAAGCTGTGGAGCAAGGAGCTCTACCGCGAGACGCGCAAAAAGACCGTCGCCACCAAGTTTATCGGCACCAGCTCCGACTCGCTGATCCAGATTCTGGACGACACCCAGAAGCATCCCGGCGACAAGATTACCTATTCGCTGCGCATGCAACTGGCGGGCGCCGGCGTGCTCGGCTTCGGCGTGCTGCAGGGCCAGGAAGAAGCGATGACCTTCTACACCAACGCCCTGCTGATCGACAACCTGCGCCACGCGGTCAAGCTGCAAGGCTCGGTCTCGCAGCAGCGCGTGCCCTGGGACCTGCTCAACGAAGCCAAGATGGCGCTGTCGGACTGGTATGCCAGCCGCTACGACGTGGCCGTGCTCAACCATCTGGGCGGCAACGCGGCGCAGACCGACGGCCGCTACACCGGCAACAATCAGCCCTCGGCCCCCGACGCCAACCATCAGATCTTCGCCGGCGGCGCCAGCAACGAGGCGAGCCTGACCGCGACCGACACCTTCACCCTGTCGCTGGTGGATCAATGCGTGGCGCGGGCCAAGACGGCGACGCCGGCGATCCGGCCGGTGCGGCTGCGGCAGGGCGAATACTACGTCATGTTCCTGCATCCCTACCAGGTGCAGGCGCTGCGCAAGTCGACCACCAGCGGCGACTGGAAGGATATCCAGCTCGCGGCGATGCAGGGCGGGCAGATCGAAAACAACCCCATCTTCACCGGCGCGCTGGGCGTGTTCAACGGCGTCATCCTGCACGAGGACGCGCGCGTGCCCTACGGCGACAACACGCAGAACCTGCTGCACACCGATCTGGGCAATCCCGCCGCGGGCACGACCAACGTGGCGCGCGCGCTGTTCTGCGGCGCGCAGGCGGCGGTGATCGCCTTTGGCCGCAACTACAACTGGCCGACCAAGTACAAGTGGGTCACGCAGGCCGACGATTACGAGGATCAGGTCGGCGTGGCGGTGGGCTCGGTGTTCGGCTGTATCAAGTCGACCTTCGCCAATTCCGACTTCGCCACCATCGTGACCAGCACCTGGGCGCAGTTGATGTAAGCGCGGGCGCAAGCCGCAAGGAGCGCAGAGATGGCCAACAGCTATTATTCCACGCAGGAGGCGGCCGGCATCGCCGCGGTCTACGGCCCGGGCGCCTTCATCGAGACCTTCAGCTTCGCCCTGGCCGACACCCAGGGCGGCGCGGGCTTCGCCCTGGGCGACACGCTGGAGCTGGTGCAGATTCCGGCCAATTGCGCGCTGATCGATTTCCATCTCGATTGCCCGCAACTGGACAGCAACGGCGCGCCCACGGTGACGCTGGATCTGGGCGACGCGGGCAACGCGCAGCGCTACCTGGCGGCCGCGCAACTGGGCCGCTCCGCCAGCAACACGCTGATCACGCCGGTCAGCGCCGCGGCCGCGGCCAATGGCGGCTGGCGGCAGGGCGCGCTGCCCTATCGCTACAGCGCCGCCGACAATCTGGTGCTCAAGATCCACAGCGCGCCGGCGACGCCGGCGGCCGCCGGCACGATCACCGGCTACGCCCTGTTCTGGGGCGGCCAGAACCAGTAACCACCGGCAAAAAGGAGAGGCCAGGATGCGAGAGGACAAGCGCGCCGGCGGCGCGGCCAGCGACACCAAGCAGGCTTCGGACAAGGAGGCGGGCGCCTGGAATATCCCCTACGCGCGCGCCCAGTTCGAGGAAGGGATCCAGACCGACAGCGTGGGCGAGATGGGCGCGGCGCCCGAGCCGGCGGCGCGCCGGCGCCCGCGCTAAGCGGCGAAGAGGCGGGCCTGGGCGAGAGGGGAGGAGGAGAGCGAGTGGTGCCGCGGCGCTCCAGGCCCGCCTGTCCGCTTTGCGGGCGGACCTTTGCCTGGCCCCGCGGGCCCCGGGCATAAGCGATGGCCGATTCCACCTTTGCCGACATGCAGGCGCGCCTGGCCGACGAGCTGCAGCGCAACGATCTCGCCGAGCAGATCGCCAACGCGATCGGCGAGGCCTGCGATTACTACCGGCGCGACGCCTTTTTCAAGAACGACGCGCAGGCGGCGATCGCCACCAGCGCCGGCGTCGCCAGCTACGCCGCGCCGGCCGACGTCGCCGAAATCCGCGCGCTGTTCGCCACCGTCGACGGCACAGTCTATCCGCTGCGCTGCCGCACCTGGGATTACCTCAACACCGAGGATGCCAACGCGGCCTCGCCGGTGACGGGGCCGCCGGTCGAATACGCCACCAATCTGCTGGCCGCGGGCATGCAGGTGCGGCTTTTTCCCACGCCCGATAATGCCTATCAGTTGCAGTTCGACTACATCCAGATCATTCCGGCGCCGGTCAACGACAGCGACGGCAACTTCTGGACGGTGGAGGCGCGCGAAATGATTCGCGCCTTCGCCCGCTACCTTATCCGGCTCAACGTGCTCAACGATGCGCCGGGCGCGGCGCTCGATCGCGCGCTGGCCGACGACTATTTCCGCAAGCTCAAGCAGGAGACCGGGATGAAGAAGTTCACCGGCCGGCTGCGCGCGCATTGGTGAGCCCCCATGCCGATCGTCCATCTGGGCCTGCAGCGCGGCTTTGCTCCCGACCTGGCGCCGGATACGCCCGGTATCCTCGCCGACAGCAATCAGATCTATCCGACCCTGGCCGGCTACCGCCCCTTCCCCGCGCTGGCCCTGGAGAGCAGCGGCGGTCCGCTGCCGGACGGCGGCTGCTACGGCGCCTGCTTCGAGCAGGACGCGAGCGACGCCGGCCGCGCGCTGTTCATGGCCACGGCGCATCGGCTCTACAGCTTCCAGCCCGGCGGCGGCTTCAGCGACGTGTCGGGCGGGCAGAATTTCACCGGGCCGGCGGCGATGGCCGGCTATCGCAGTCCGCGCTGGCGCTGGACGATGTACGGCGGCGACCTGATCGTGCTCAATCCCGCCGACGCGCCGCAAAAGCTGGGCTTTCCTTACCGCGCCGCGGCGCCGCTGGGCGGCAATCCGCCCCACGGCGCGCTGGCCGCCACCGTGGGCGATTTCCTGTTCATCTTCGACAGCGCGGGCAACGACTGGAACTGCAGCGCGATCGGCAACGATGCGAGCTGGAGCCCGGATATCGGCACGCAGGCCGCCAATGGCGTGCTGGGCGACACGCCGGGGCCGATCGTGGGGGCGCACGCCCTGGGCAGCAATCAACTGCTCGTCTACAAGCAGCGCGCGGTGTACCTGGGCTCCTATGTGGGGCCGCCGGTCATCTGGAGCTTCGACCGCCTGGCGGCCGACGCCGGCGCGGTTTGCCAGGAGGCGGTGGTCAATCACGGCGGCGTGCAGGTGTTCATGGGCTTGGAAAACTTCTACACCTGCGACGGCACGGCGCCGCGGGTGCTGCCCAATCCGGTGCAGGAATGGTTTTTCGGCCAGAGCCTGGATTTCGCGCACGCGGTCAACGTCTGGGGGCTGTGGGATCGCGGCCGCAACCTGGTGATCTGGTTTTATCCTTCGCTCGCCGCCAACCCCCCCGGCAGCCTCGATCGCTACCTGTGCTGGCATCCGCCGACCAATCGCTGGACCACGGGCGCCAACGCCAACCCGATCGCCGCGCCGATGGTGGCGCCGGTCAATCCCGACGGCTCGATCACCTACGCCGCGGGCGCGCCGCTGGGACTGGCGGCGGTGCTCGGCGACGGCAACCTCTACAGCTTCAGCGCCGGCCCGGCCGCGGCCTGGCTGACCACCGGCGATTTTGGCGACGCGATGCGCTATTCGCTGCTGCGCGGCGTGCGGCCCCGCTTCGCCTCGTATCCGGCGGGCGATGGCGCCCGGCTGACGCCCTGTTACCGCTACAACCTGGGCGATACGCAGTATGCGAACGCGGATGCGCCGCTGAGCAGCTACGGATGGTTCAGCGTGCGGCAGAGCGCCCGCTATCACGCGCTGCGACTGACTATCACGGCGCCGTGCGAGGTAATCGCAATGGATATCGACTGGAGCATGCAGGGCACGCGCTGAGGCCGGAAAGCAAACCATGCCGCTCAAGATCCCACCGCTGACCCTGCCTGTGGCCGCCGACGCCTACATGGCGCGCGTGCTCAGGCAGCTGGCGGCATGGGCGGCGCAGGTGACCAATGCGCTCAATGCCCTGGGCGCCAATCCCGCCGGCGCCAGCGGCAATCCCGGCTCGGGCCTGACCACGCTGAGTTTCGCCGCGGACAACGCCGCGATCGCGATTTCCTCCCTGGCCCATTTCGTAAGCGGCAGCGGCTCGCTGGCAACGATCGCGCCGCCGGCCGGATTCACGGGTGTGTTTTATCTGATTCCGATTACGCAGTTCACGATCAACGGCTCGGGCAATATCGCGCTCCAGGGCTCGCTGGTCACCACTATCGGGCGGCTGATGGTGATGGTCTACGACGGCAAGTCCTGGTACGCCAGTCAATCCTGAAGGAGCAAAAACGATGGCCAGATTGACCGCGGCGGGGCGCGCGCGCCTGCATGCGAAATCCTTCGCGCTGCCCGGGCAGCGCAAATATCCAATCCAGGACGCCGCGCACGCGCGCAACGCGCTGGCGATGGTGGCGCGGTACGGCACCGCGGCGCAGAAGGCCAAGGTGCGCGCGGCGGTGCGCCGGCGCTACCCCGGAGTTCTTCAGGCGCACGACGCCAGAGCGCGCAAACGCGGCTAGGCGGCAGGGATGCGGGAGGAGCGCAACTATCATGACGCGATCGCTGACCTTCAGTCCGGGCGAATTGCCCGCCAAATACAATTCGGGAGCGGCCTACGGCAAAAGCGGCGTGGTCATCGCCCAGGGCCCGGTGCGGGTGTGGGGCGTCTCGGGCTACAACAGCGCCGCCGTGCCGGTGTGGGTGATGCTCTTTGACGCCGTCGCGGTGCCAGCCAACGGCAGCGCGCCCGACGTACTGATTTACGTTCCCGCGCAAAGCGGATTCGCCTGGGGCACCGACGCCAAGACGCTGGGCAGCGGCTTCGCCAAGGGCCTGTGCTGGGCCGAAAGCAGCACGGCGCCGGCGCTGACGCTGTCGGCCAGCGCGGACATTTATCTGCGGGCCGACTATGACTAGGCGCGCACGCTGGAGCGACGCCGCGATCCTGCTGCTGACGCTGGCCCTGTGCTACGCGGGCGCGGCCTGGGCCGA